ACCGCTTGTACTACTTGAATAAGCAGAGCCACGATCAATACGACAATGATTGACTGTAATTGGATCAGCATATTCAGCTTGCCCCCAATCGCCTTCATCAGACACGTACTCATGATAAACAAAGCTATCGACAAGTGTTTCTAGCGGTGGTTTTTTTACCATACGCCCACCCCGCGATATAAAAGATTTGTTCCCTCTAAATAAATATACACATCTTCCGCTATAAGTGACTTACTTTCATTTTCTCCGCTTGCGTTATACCGACTGCCATTTGAAATGCTTGTACGACCCAATGTAAAGCTTTGTGGCGCTTTATTGATTGATTCAAAGGTATTTGCACCTAACTCGTTAAAATAGCCAATCTGAGCGCATAATGCTTGTTTAAATCGTATTGATCTAAATGGTACATCCGTAGCCAAGTCGTTAAACTGGTAAAAATTACTAGTAATATTATCTAAGACCGCACTAGCTTTCGCCAGATTGGTCTCAAATAATTGTCTTTCATCATCAGCCGATTGTGTCAGTGTTTGATACTCGTCAAATGTTAAGTAACTCATGCTTCCACCTCCGCTAAAGCAACTAAATCAGCTTTTAAAGCGTTGCTTGGATAGTCAATTCCACGCTCGTCTAGCAACGCTTTGAGTTGTGCCACAGTTAGGCTAGAATAGTCTACTGTCGCCATTCGAGCGCTAGGCGTGTTTACTCCCCCGCTGGAGCAGTTAACTTAGCTTTAAGAATTGCTTTTTTGTTCTTTTCAGGGATATAGTTCGCATATTTACCTGCACCTTGTAATGCGACACCGTTGAATGATTCAGAATCCATAGCACGCGTTACTTCAATACCCACACCAGCAACACCAATTCCGATTGCGGTGAAATAAGCATTTTCTCCAGCAACGAATTGGTCGTCTGGAAGTTCTTCTAACTCAAATCCCTTGAATCGGTACAACGTTTGAGTATCAACGTTAGCAGCAGAGTTTTTAGCTGTTGTTGCTAACTTAGAATCAATCAAAAAGTTATAAATGTCAGAGTTGACATAAGCAACGCGTTGAATTGTAGTTGACACTTTGTTGTTGACAAACTTTTTATGCGCATCAGCGAATAGTTTTGTTACACCAGCTTCCGTCAGTTCACCCGTTAGTGTTTCGCTGGCGTTGTCAGAAATAGCTTTACCTAACCAAGTGTTCACGTGACCAGCCCAAGCGACTGCATGTAACGCTAAACGCTCAGCTACAACTTGATCAGGAATATCATTAACAGTAAACTTGTCGATACCTTCATGAATCGCTAAAGGCGCTTCCCATGGCACAGTCATGTCGATTGATTTAACTTCTTTTCGTGGTCCAAAACGATTGCTGTTGCCAGTTCCAGCACCAAAAGCAACATCTGCTGCTGTAGAATACTCTTGAATAGTTACGTCTGTATCTGTGATTTTTAAATCCATGAAGTTTTCGTTGTACTCTGCGTCAGATTTTACCTGTAAGGCACCTCCGAAGACACGTAAAAAAGGTGTCTTTTTGATGAAAATGTCTGGTAAGATACCTGCGTAATTTTTTGTGTAATATTTAATTGCCATATTTATCTCTCCTATTAAATGTATTTGTTTGCGGCGGCTTGGAATGCGTCTTGTACACCAGCGCTACCAGCTTTTGGATTACCACCTACCACAATTTGTGGTTTCGCTGGTTCTGGTTCTGTTGCTGTCTGAAACAAAAATCCTTTGCTTTCTTGCAATCCTTTCAGCTGTTCATCAAAGCCTTGTAATTTTCCGTCTACGACTTTGATTGTGTCTTTGTCTAATTGACCTAGCACAATATCTTCATCGAGTGCTAAGGCTTCTTTAAGTGCCAATTTGATTGCAAAATCCTTTTGTTGTGCACTTAGTTGTTGTTCAGCGTTGCTTTTCGATTCATCAAATTTTGCCTGTAAATCAGCTAACTGTTTTGTTAACTCTTCGTTTCCTTTTGCAGCTTCTTTCAATGTATCTAATTCAGTTTGATTGGCTTGCAATTCTTGCTGTGCAGTATCACGTTCACTTTCTGCGGTAGCTACTTGCGCATTAAGCTGTGTTACTGTCTTGCCATGCAATGCCATTACCTGTTTTGCAACTGATTCGTCAATTCCTAATGCGATTAAATCTTCTTTTTTCATTGTGTAACTCCTCCTAAGTTTTTTTGAGTGGCAACTCCCACTGCGAGTCCGACTTTTAGAGACATTCGTTCAGGTCTAGGTAAAATAAAAATCCTAGCGATTGCTAGACTTCGTTTTTTTATATTTGGAAACAAGAAACATGGTCGATACTTCTGTAACCTATTCCGTCACCTATGCCTGTTCCTTTTAATGCAATTGTTATGGCAGCATCAATTGCTTTAAATTTTGTTTTAGCATTAATCTCAATATATTTTGTTAGATATTCTTTTTTCGACCAATCGTTTCTATACGTTATAACCACAACGTATTTTTTGTTGTTAAACATGTAATCGCTCCTTGCTATTTATCGCATAGCTGCGAGATATTGGATCACGCGTCCTTTCCGTCAATAACTGACTTGTTGTCTATTAAGTGCGGTTCAGGAGGTTTGTCACGCTCTCTTTGTAAGTATTGCTCGTAGTCAGCGTCTAATTCGTCAACGTCAATCTGATAGGAAATGTTGCGTAGAATCATAAATACATGCGATAAAGGTACGGTTTTCATGGTTTTCCCCCTTAAAAATCATCATATTTGAAATCTTTTAACAGTGTGTTGATTGGCGTATATACTTTTTCTCTCGCGTAGTTGCGACTTAAATACTCACTACTGTCTACTGTTTCACGCAACTTGCTTTGTGCTAGTCGTATCTTCTTTCCCCACGCTTTCGCGTTATCCGTTTGACCTAATGCGTCTGATACCATGCGATTCTTTTTAAACTTGACTACTTGGCGCTCTAAATAACGTTGTTTGTCCATTAGCTTGGCTACTTTGTTGTTTTCGTCAATATCGTAATGCGGTTGGTTATTTGTGTTCACACCAGGAATAAAAGGTATGTGCATATGCTGACAATTAATTCCTCGATGACCGCCCTCAGTACCATATTCTGCACGCCAATAAGGGTCGTAAATGCTCCGATACTCGCTATCAGATTGTTCACGTAAATCCACCACGTTACCCTGTATTCGCGAACAAGCAAGGCGTGCGCCCATGTGACTAGTGACCAGTACAGTGTGTATACCGTACTCTCCCATGCGTTCCTTGCGTACTTTGTCATACGTATTGTTTAACGTAGACTTTAAAACAGTACGCACATAACGCTCTATGCTCCACGTGTGACCTCCTTTATCAATAAACGTACTCTTGATACCTTTTTGCGCCCATTGCTGCACCGTGCGCTCTAATGCTTGCTCAAACGTAAATAAGCCGCTATTAAAAGCAGCAGCAGTCTTGTTGATAATGTCTTGATACATAAGCGTGGTCGCTTGTCCATAGCCAAAGTTAGTAGTTAGTAATGTCTGATTGACGTAGTTATTGATGTCTAGCCACGTTTGCTCGTGAAAAGCACGCATAATGTTGTCTAAGTTGGTTGGTCGCGGTAATGGGTCGTATGGCACTGCGCCATCTACACTTTGCACTAGCTTATCACCAGTTGTTTCAAACATGCGTGTAATTTCCGACTCTGCCAAGCCTGTTGTTTTAGCAATGACTTTGGCAGCATCCGCATTAAATAAGTGTAACTCTTGTAATTTAGTTAGTTGCCAATCGGTAATGTCCGTGTGCCCTTTATTAAGACGTATCATGATTAAACGCAACAATTCGCCCTCTAGGCTTTGATAGATATGCGACATGTTACTAGACCAGATATCCATTTGATGAGGTGTGACAGCCATTTAAATCACTCCTCTTCTCCAATCTCGTTGTTAACCGCAAGTTGTTCCTGTTCTGGATAGCTAAGACCTAGTGTTTCAGATTGTATCTCGCTCACGATCACTCTAGCTTCTTTCTCCGTCACACCCGTAATGGATTGAATGGCTCTAAGCCTGGATGTTAACTGTACAGTAACCAATTTACTGTAATAGTCTGCTTTTGCATCTTGCGACTGAAAAACTCCATCATCAAAGTTGATATTAGTGCCAAAATCTAAGGTACCTTTGTACAATCCTTCTGCACTTGCCAACTCGAATATTGTGGTCACTAATTCTTTTATAGCTTCTTCCACAATTAGCACATTATCAGAACGTGTAGAGAACGTTTCAGAGTTCTCGCTAATGACTTCCGTCGCCGTTTTAACCGATTGACCATCAAAAGAAAATGTGCCGCTTGAAAAACCAGTTTGAATCTCAATGATACGCAAAATAAAGTTGATTGTTTCTATGAATTCGCTAGATCGTAATGACGGACTGAACTCGCTAATGAATGGATCATCAGATTTTAACTGATGAAAGACATTTGTATCAGTATCGAAACGTCTTATAGGTCTGCCCTGTTCGTCATAACGAACTTTGAAGAAATGGTCACTTGCTAAAATTTTGCGTTGGCCTTGTTCTACTTCCCACATAAACTCATCGTACTTCTCGTTTATATCTTTTAACTGTCGTTTTGCATTGTCGATAACACCCAATGACAAAGGACTATTTAAGTTAAAGTTATTCTTACCTGCCAATTTGATATAAACGAATAAAGGTCGAGTAAACCCCTTTAGTGTGCTAGTTTCTGCTAAATTCGCATACTTCTCTAACGACTTAAGCGACACTTGAACACCGACAACATCAGCACGATCAGAGCGATATAGTTCATTGGTGATTCTATATGTTCCGTCTATCCATTCGTGAAACTCTAACAACGTGTAATAGACATTCTTTTTACCTTCTGTCGTCGTCGTTTTAGTAGCAATCGCCGCTTCGCTGATATCATTTGTATTTGATTGCAGTGGATAGAATGTATCAGCCCGACAATACGCAATTTTTATGCTTCCGTTGTCTACATAAGGCCTAAGAACTAAACCGCCGATAGCATAACCTGCTTCTAATTCTTCGCCAAAATTTTTTCTGAATTTTGTATCAGCAAATACACTTTTCAAAAATGCATCTGCTTGCTTGTTATCTAAATCAATTTCACAGCCATCATTAAAAACCAGTTTTGATAGCTTTCTTGCGACGATTTTAGAGACGTTTAACGACCTAAATGGCCTACTCTTAAGCTCTTGGTTGGAATTAAAGTATTTGACATCTGGAAAAATATTCCTGTATATATCTTTATTTTCTTTGATGCGCTCATAATCTTTAGGATCTGCACTGATTTTAGGATGGTCAGTGATTTGGTTTAAAGTTTCTACCATGCCGATTTTTGCACCTCCAATTTTGAAAAAGTCTTTGATTCGTTCAAACATCTACTCACCTCCTAAACAAGATATGTTTTTGTAAAGTAGTTTGCAGCATAACGCAATGTGTCGAGATAGTGATTGTCTTTATCTTCAGGTGTTCCATTCTTGTTGCGGACGTACATTCCTATTTCTTTGATTGCATTGTAAAAGTCGTAAGTGGTTTGCCCAGTGTATAAAAAAAGAATCCCTTTTGTTAAGAGATTCTGTACACGTTCGATACCAACTTCAATTTTCAATCCATTGCTACTAATTTTGTCACGGCTATTATTGTCTGCTTTGTCCGTCATGATGCCTAAGAGATGTAACTCCTCTCTTAGAGTCTTACATGCTGGATCAACAAAGAAATAATTATAGCGTGCATAATCAAACGTTTCGTAGCACCATTCAACAAACAACTTGATTTCTTTAGCATATGTACTCATAGCCTTTACAATGCCCGTATCTGCGCCAGAATGATAGTAATTCGCCAACTCATACAAATAGTATTGCCCATCTCTAAACGTCACCAAGCAGAAAGTACAAGTCGTAGCATCCGATTGGCCACCATCTGCCACAAAGAATGTTTCGATAGGCCTACCGATGATTGTATCGCTCATGTGTTTGTCCATATCGAACATTGAATAAATGACGCCTTCAGGCATAACACGTTCGCCCAACCAGTCACGCTTATAAAGATAATCAGACGTTTCAGTTTGCTTCTTCCACATCTTCAATCGATCGCCGGTCAAAATTGGATTGTCTAACGGTCTCCAGTGCCTAAATCGGTATGTTCCTGTATCTTGAAACTGTTTAAATAGCTCAAGATTAGGATGATTTGGAGCCGGTGGATTTTGTTCTGCTAAGTGAAAACGCATTTTACTAGCTAATGTACGTCTGAATGATTCAGCAATCACATCTTTATTCAGTAAATTGTATTCTAAAAAGGTTACTGTACCGAAACTCATACCAGTTATCGCACCAACGGAGTTTACTTTGCCAGCTCCTTTGTAGTAAATACGCTTTTCATTTCCCTTACCGAAATTTATCCATAGATGGTCACCATTCTCATTATGACGTAATTCAGAGTTCTGTTTGAATATATTCATCAATCCGAACCCTTCGCCATCGATGAACATCCGATAAGCTTGTTCTTGATTGTAAGCTAATACCAAGTGATCACGATCAGGCGACTTTGCATAGATACGAGCCATTTTGAAAATATCGGTCTTGCCGCTACGAATCGTTCCCTCATTCATTTCAAACTCTATGCCATGAATATCAGATTCGATATTCTCAACTTGCTTAGTGCTAAATTTAATCAATATCAGTCAACTCCTCATTAGAAACAGTCGGATTGACTAATGCTTCAAGTAATTCATTTGTATAAATATCATCAGAAAGCTTGTTTGCTTTGTTTTTCATGATAGCAGCTTCAGCTTGTGCCTTTTCAGTTTTTGCCATGAGCAATGCATCAGGTCCTAAATACTTCATAAGCTCGTTCATAGCTTTCTGTTTGTCGTACAGCTTAACCGATACGCCATCTTTCCCCTTTTTCACTTCCTGGATAAGCGATCCGTCAACTTCATCTGAGTTTTTGAGTGCAACGTATGAAACCTTGTACGTTTTAACTTCTCCGGTTTCTTCGTCTAAAACTTCATGACCGTTCTCATCTTCGACTGGATAGACTTCATGACCAAATTCAGTGAAGTCAGTTATATCTGCAAAAGCTTGCTTCATGTACTCTCTGATTAGATCCTTAACGTCCAGTAACACGTCTTGTTGCAACTCTGATTTGAGCCTTTGCAACTCTTTCTTTATAACATCATTTACCATCATTCGATATGAGTTAGCGTTAGCTGTTTTGTAATCACATTGATAAGCCTTCTGGTACGCCTTGGTCGCATTAAAATACTGTAAATAATAAAGACAGAATAATTTCTGTTGTTCTGTCAGTTCATCATTTTCTATTACTGGTTGCACCTCTTTTTTGTGTGCAACCTTTTGTGTTTTGTGTGCAACCTTTTTTTCAGGTGGTGCACCCCATTTGCGAGACTTCCAAGACTTAACCGTATTAATCGATACATCATACTTAGCTGCGATCTCTTTGTACTTCATACCGTTTTGATAATCTTTATATGCTAACTCCCATTTATCCACATAGTGCCACCACCTTTCTAATTCAGTAGATTAATGAAAATCTCTGATATTCCCGCACTTGTTACACCCATAAACTTTCCCTATATCAATTCCTAAGTAATAAGAATAATTATGTTTGCAAATCATTCTTGAAAATATATTCTTGCATTTAACAGTAGTGAAAAATTCTTTTCGACTTTCGAATACATCCATGTCTACTCACTCCTTAACCAAAATAAAAAAAAGCCACTATAAAGTGACTTTTTTCAGTATTTATCTTTTAAACTTTCGATTGCATTTTTGAAAAAAACTAGATGTTCTGGCTCTTCCGGAAAAACTGATGCAATAAATTCTAAATGTTCAATAATTTTTGTAGTATCCTCTTTGGTTATGTTTTGATCGTCTCTCTGAATTTTAAAGTAAATTAATTCAGCCATTCTCCAAATGAATAAATTTAAATTTTGACTATCTTCTTGAAGGTATTCTCTATGCGCCCTCATAAGATAAAATAAATCAATCATAAAATCTTCTTTAAAAGATAATTTACGAAGCTGATTATCTAAATAGTTATGCTCAAATCTATTTGATATCTTCAAATTATTCTCTAACTGACTTTCTAGATTACTGATAATATTTTTATACTTTTCATCAATAGTGGAATAAATCTCTGGTATTATCTTTTGATTTAATTTTTCTTCCATTTCTCTGATTGTCTCTTGCTTCATTTCGTTCTTTATCTTTTTCTGTTGTTGATCACTAACTCTCCATTGAAGAATACCAATAAACCCTAAAACTAATGCCAAAATTGTCAAAAATACACCGAAAAATATATTTTGTTGATTCATCATTTGCTTAATAGATTCCACATATTGATCGCTATTCATTTAAACACTCCTTTTTCTTATAATGATACCTAAGAAAAAAGAACTTTACTACTCTTTAGAAACAAAAAAAGCCTAGTAATCACTAAGCTTCATTTACTATCGTGTATCGATTCGAACGACTTACACCAAAATATGCACGCTAACATCAACCACAAGATTGTAATACTTTGTCATACGAATAAGTAGTCCATCTTTTTTATGAGGCGTTTTCCGCACCTCAATGATGTATGACGGATTCGAACCGCCATACACCTAAGAAGAAATTTAAAAACGATGAGGAGCTTTCCTCCGTTCTTTATACATAGAATGTGTGAGTAGACTATGACAAATCTCCATTTGATAAATTATTATGGTATTAATATAACTCGTTTAAATCAAGAAATATACACAGGTTTTGAGGTCGCATTTCGTGGCAATGTCAAAATAAGGTCAATTGATCCTGGTCCACTGAATAGTAGTCTATTTCTTCTTGCTTCTTTAATCTTTCCTCTCGACGTTCCTCGTACTCATCAACAAATGATAATGTCTTTCTAATTTCAGTATGCCGCTTTCTTATATAAGATACACTGTAACCAGTAGCTTCTGCTATGTCATAAACATCCATATCATCGATGTACTTTAATTTTACAATTTGGTTATCTGCACCGCTGAATGAATCTACCAATTCCATTAGTTCAATCTTTTCTTTTTCAAGCACTACTAATTCATTTTCTATAATGCTAATGTTTTCTTCCAGCGATGATGCTCTTGAATTTTTTTCTAGGCGCACGTTTGCTAAGTCGCCGTTGACCCATCGATCTAATTCCAATTTACTCTTGTTAAGATTCCATTTCATGAATAGTATTTGTTCTTCTAAATCTTGATAGTTTTTAAGCCATTGAAACCTCACAAACGCCACCCCTTTATGTTAAAATAGTCTTGTGTGGGCCTATCTCTGATAAAGGGATGGCTTTTTTTATTGTGCTTCATTGGCGAATTTAGCAAAGACCTTCTTAATAGCCTTTATCGTCCTTCTATTTCCTTTAATATTACTAGTGCCATTAGCAACAGCCTTTTCTTGCAGACGTCGTTTCTTCTTTTTTATTTTAGATTTTTTCTTACCCACTAATCCACCACCTCGAACACGTACTCGCTGTTATTAGTTGTAACTATTAATGTATCTTCATTCCGCTCAAAGCTTTTGATGGCTGACGAACCTATAGCACCTGGTTGTTCCGTTGTCTTTGCAACAAATCCGTGACCAATTTCAAAAGGATATAAAAACAGTTCTTTGTTAACAAATCGTAGCATTCTCGCATTAGTCGTTGATTTTAAGATTACCTTCATTTTTCTTCCTCCTGTTCCATCTCTTCGAATAGTTGCCACAACTCAATACCAAGATTATCCGCAATCTTCGCAGCAGTCGTTATCGTCATATCTTTTCCAAATCGCTCAATAACGTAGACATCTTTTTTGTACATTTTAAGTGCTATGCGATAATATTCGACGTTGGTCCAAAACGTAGATAATGCATCTTTATTCATAAACTTACCTCCAGAAGAAGAGCGTTAGGCTCTTCTAATCTTAATATGGCAAATCGTCATCTCCATCGTTTGATTCTTCGCCAATTTCATCCTCTTCGTTATTTGTGCCTATTTCGCTCTCTAAGACGTTTTGAGCTTCTTTCGATTGATTACTCGCAATATCTTCAATCTCTTCCCCATCGTTCCCAGATTCGCTAGAATCGTCATTCTTCACTTGTTTATCCTGAAAGATGACTTCATTCCGTTTTTTATCCCAGGCAGCTGCGTAAGGTGCATAGTACTCGCGTGCTCTTTCTAGTTCATTGACTACTGATAATTCGCTCATTTCGTAAGACTCCGCTATCTCTGTAAAAGTTTCGCCTTGTTCGCTACGAATCAGAACGTCACGAGGATTGATTTCTCCAGGAAATTCAAGTGACTTAGCAGCGCGAATAAATTCGTCTACAATTTCTTTCGTCACTTCAAAAGGTCGGTTTTCAATATCGATATTCCCGTTTCCGTCAACTTCCAATTGTGTTTGTTCCTGTTTGATTAGTTCAATCGTGCCATCGTTATTGACGATATATTCTTGCGTTGGCGCATTGGTGCTTTTATCAAATGGTATGCTGTAACTGTAATATTGAGGAATCACTTGGATAGTTACTGTTTTATTGGCAAAGCTGGTCAATTCTTCTACTTTTCCTTTTAATTCTGAAACGGGAACTTCAAGCAAGATTTTTTTCTTATCGTCATTTCCTAGCCCTTTATCTCTTAATGTTGCGTTAAATTCTAATGTCATTTGTTTTTCCTCCTAGTAGTTCGTTGCATCTTTCCAATGATAACTAAAATCACTTGTGATAAACGGTTGCTTTTCGTTGAGCTGTTTCGTCACGCCTTGAGTGATCACTTTAAAATCTCTTGTTCTGATTACTACTGCTTCGACTGGATGGCCATATCTGATTGCAAATAGCCGAAAGCGTAACTTTACAGATTGGTCAATACCGTATGCTCCAAAGCTATTTTTGACGTCAATTACATGCAACCAATTTCCTGCGCGATCCTTGATAATAAAATCTGGAGAGTAAGCAATTTGAGATATTTTAGCCTTTCCGCCTGGCAATGCTGTTAAATCTGTCAGCTTAAACCTAGGATGAACCTCAAACGGTAAACCGCATCGTTTAACAAATCGCTCATAAAATTGAGCCTCTTTCGTGGAGTCAAATACGAAACCATCTAAATGAACTTTGTTTCCTCGCTTATTCAGTGCTGTCGGACTTGCCATTTTTCTTCACCTGCTTATCAATTTCTTTTTGTAGTTTGTTGCCATTTTTATTGCATTTCGGACAATACTCCGACTTAACGTTGCCGAATTTATCTTTGGTCCAAATGATTCGCTGATCATTGCATTTTAAGCAGCTCATGTTTTTCGCATCCATCCTTGATTTGACTTGCAAGGCTTTTTCTTCGGCTGATTTTTAGCCGCTCTCACGACTGGTACTACCCAACCATTTGCTAAATCCGCTGCTGCTTCTGCTAAGTCTTTATCTTTGATCAGTTGCGCTTGGCCCAAGTGACGGGTAAACTTCCCGTCAGAGCCTTGATAAACCATTGCGCGTACAACGTAACCTTCCTCCATCTATTCACCCTCTTTCTCTTTTTCGGCTTTCTCACGTTCCGCTTTTTGATCCAAGTATTTTTGAAATCGTGCTTCGATGTCACTATTTAACTGAATTTCTTTTTCTTCGTCTGCATCTGCATCTTTAGGTTTATCGAACCAGCTAGGCAACGTTTCACGTCTTACTGTTTTCTTTTTAAAATCGTTAGATTTTGCAGTCTGGTGATTTTTAAATTTTTCATTAGCGGCTATCGCTTGTTCTAATGTTAAAATCCCGCTATCTTTCCATCTTTTTAAAATGGCATTTATGTATGGTTTTAAAGAACCTAACTCCTTGCCGTAATCATAAGAAATTTGGATAGCAAAATTAATCATTTCTCTTGGCCATTCTTGTAACCAATCAGATAGTGCCCCTTGTAGTAGTCCTGTTGGAAATTGATGGTAGAGCTGCTGTATTAATTCAGCAGGATAGACTTCATCATTATCCTGAACCCTATTGTTGTTATTATTATTTATTTCATTCTTTTCATTCTTGTATGTGGACAGTTGTTGGACACTTGATGGACGACCGCTGGACAGTTGATGGTCACTGGACTGGTATTCATCCCACTTATTTATTGTTATGACGCTATATTTCGTTGTTGATTTGATGGACAACATTTGCTCACTTTCAAATTTTTTTAACCATCTCCATAACGTACGCCCGACAATTTGTTGGTCACGAGTCACGCCTTCATTGAACTCTTTCTCAATAACGGCGCGCCCTGTAACGAATTGACCGCTGGACACGACTATCTCTTGTCCATTAAAAATAAATCTACTCCCTTTATGACTAGCTTTCGTCAAACACAGAATCCAAAGTTTAAGCATATTAGAATTGGTCCAAACGAATGAACTAGTTACTTTTCTGTACAATTTTATATAGCCTATGTCCATTCGTAATCACCACCTAAGCTATATAAACAGGAACGCCAGCGACACGTTGCACAGCTTCCTTGAATTGTTTTGCGTTGCTGTTTGAATCAGATAAATGAATCAAATGAATTTCTTGAAGCTTGTCGCTCTTGTTCGCCTTAACGAATTCGATTGTGTTGGCTAAGTCGAAATGACTTTCTTTGATTCTGGTTTTTAGCTTCTTGCCAAATTTATCAGTACCTAATTTACGTTCGATGATGTCGTTGTCGTAATTTGCTTCAATCATCATGTGCGTTACATTTCTAAATTTGTAGCGTACGTAATAGCTATCTGTAATAAAAACCAATCTATCGCCGTCTAGATTATCAATCAAAAATCCACAAGGCTCTGCTACATCGTGCATCGTCTCAAATGCAGTTACTGTCCACGAACCTATCTCGACAGGTTGTTTGTACTGTAAATTTTTAAATCGATAACGATTGATAAATTTAAGCCCTAGCACGTCATCTTTAAACATTGCATCAACCGTACCTTTTGTTGCATAAATATTTGCTCCTACTTTATCGACAAAAGAACGAATATACTTGCAATGATCACGATGTTCATGAGTGACTAACACGCCATGAAGTCGAGTAAAATTGTGCGACATTAGCTTTTGAACTCTATCGAATGAAACGCCCGCTTCAAGAATCAATTGGGAACGGCCATCATCAACCAGGTAGCTATTCCCTGAACTCCCGGAACCAAATACTTTAATCGTAATCAATATGGATCACTACTTTCTTCAAACGAATCGACAATGCTATCAACTTCGCTATATTCTGCATCTTGAATCTCTCCATTTTCATCAACATTAACTGGACGCGTCATTTCTTCTTTGATTGGTTCAAAGATTTCCGAATTTGCGTTTTCTTTGATTTCTTCAACGATTTCCGCTTCTTTTCGTTGCAATTGTCTTGTTTGAAAATCGTCTTCTACATTTTCGATAACTGATTGAATATAAGCATTAGAGAAATCTTTCGGAATTTTTTTGACGATACGATTGCGCATTTTTCTGATAATCATTGATTCTCGGCTTTGTGGTTCTTTCCAAGCTGGGCTAATATTGCCAGCTTCTTGCATTTCAGTGTTATCTAAGATTTCATCCAGAGAATGTGTTTCTGCGAACTCTTTTATTTTTTGCTTCTTTTCTACTTTCTTGTTGTCCCACATTAAGTTGTTGTACATGTGAGCTAGTAAATTACTTTTGACATCTTCACGTTCTGAAACGAAATATTCTACTTGGCCATCGTTGTATTCGATTGGATAAACTACACGAATTACTTTCCCTTCGCCTGTCGGTTGCCACGTTGGAGGAGTCACTTGCAGTCCTGCGTAACCAGGGTAAGTGAACGCATCTTTTTCTCGCACTTCCCAGTGACGATGGACAGCTTTAACGTTACGGCCAAATCGCGAAAGAATCGCATCGTTTCCATCGCCTTCAATTCCCATCTCAATGACTTGGATTGGCTGGCCATTTTTAATCTTTTGATTCCGTTTAATAAAATAGACCTCTCGCGGTGTAGCTGTTGCGTTTAGCTGCAATGCCGCTACATGCATCAACGTTTGAGTCAGATTGCTTTGATCAATATCTTTTACTCCGATTCCTTCTTTGACTAACATTTCGTTGATAGCTGAAATGGAGTTGATTACGCATGTCCGTTGATACTCTGTCATATGAATTCCGTTTCCACGCAACTGATTTTCGATTTGCGGCATGTATGTGTCGTTGATTTTAGCTAATTGCGATTTGAATACTGTTGCTGGTGTATTTTGTTTTGTCATTATTTTTCAACCTCCAATTTTTCATCTTCTGTAACTTGTAGTTCAATCATTTGTGACTCGATAGGCAACAACTCGTTTACTGATTCAGCGTTATCAACGAATACCGGAACAAAAATATCGAAGTGGTTTGATAGCGTGTTGACGATATCCAGATCGCAATTGATGCGTGAACCGTTGTTTAAACCAGCACTATATTCCACCCCGTTAAACGTGGCTTCGCACATTTCAGCAATCGCGCCATTTTTTTGGACATCAAACAATTTCCATTTAACTTGTTGAAATTTATCGTTGATGGATTGTTCGATTTTGCTGATTTTTTTGCGAGTGAATTCGTCGATTAGCCACAAAGACCGTTCCACTTTTTGATTTTCTTCTTTAAGTGATTCATCACGTTTTGCAAGTTCGTTAATTCGGCTTTGAATGTCGTTTGCTAATTTCAATTCTTGTAACTTTGATTGATTTAAAGCTAATTGATCACGCTTTGCATTTAGTTCTGTTTGCAGTTCGGTCACTAGTTGCGAGCTGTCACGTCCAGCGTTTTCGTATTTATCATTGGCTAAAACAAGTGCATCCATGATTTTCCGATACGCTTTTGTTTCTTCAAATTTTCCTTGATTACTTTTTTCTTCAGCAAGACTTTGATTGATTGCAGACAATCGCAATTTCACTGTTTTCATTTCGTCTTGTTTCGCAAGCATTTCGATGTTTATCTCGTTTAACGATTGCTTGTCAGCGTTGATTGCATCTTGTGTAGCTTTGTGGTCTTCAACAGATTTCTTATTGCTTTCAAGCTTGTTTGATTTATCTACGTTAAATTTTTCAATGAGTTGAGCCACTTGGTTTTCTGGCAAGTCTTGGCCGCAAGTAGGACAACTCGTCGCATGATCATCAAATGTGAGTGAAGAAATTTGTTTATATTCAGCAATCATCTGTTTTCGATAGTTCAATCTATCTGTCAGCGAACGTTCCAAGCTCGATTTTTTGTAGCTCAAATCGTTTTCTTCATTTTGTAGCGTGCGAAGTTTTGTAGCTAATTGATTCGCGTCTTCTTGCAGGCCCTGTGTGGCCAATAACAATCCGGATGAAAATTTGCGTTCTTCTTCGGATAGTTTTAGCTTAAGATTGGCAATTTCCTGTTTAGCATCTAATGTGCCATCACCATTCTTAGCAATCGCGACCTTTTCTTGTAGTTCGTCAATACCTTGATTGAGTAGCGTTACACCGAGTTCCAATTCTTCTTTGTTGCCTGCGTTACTTAAAATTTTTTCAAGCGTGTCGGAATTTTCCTGAATCCTCGCTGGAATACCTTCGATTTCCAACTTGATTTCTTTTTTCTTAGCGGCTAGAATTTTTTTCATTTCGTCGATTGTATGGCCATCCAAAATCGTAGAGAGTTCTTTTAGTTCTGGATCTGCTTGAATAATTTCTTCATCCGTCAGTCCAGTCAAGCTCATAAGCACTTCACGCCGTTTTTTCCAATCCGTCATCATGAAGAAAGAACTATTTGATAGCATTTGCAGCAGCGCTTCTCCGCCTAATTTTTCAAGAAACTCTTTCCACTCTTTTTCCTTAGTTGGCACACCGTCAATGAAATATTTAGTTGTATCAGATGAACGAGCTGCTTCGAGCTCACCGCGTTTGGTCGTCCACTTTTCTTCTTGAACTCTGGCAAGCGTTACAACTTTACCGTTGATCAATAATTGAGCTTCAATTGTTGGGTTCAAACCAAGTTTTTCATTGTTTTCTGAATCTAGCGGTTTAGGATTTAGTTTCATTCCTTGCGCATTTTTGCCGAACAGGAGCCATTGCAGACCATCAGCTAGAGAAGTCTTACCTGCTCCGTTGCGGCCACTAACAACCCCGTTTTTACCCTTCAGAGTTAACGTAAAATCTTTGAACCCTTTAAAATTTTTGTAGCTAATTTCATCAATTTGTATTTTCATGCTATAATCTCCTTGAATTGTGTTTTTATTTGCTTACACCAGTTGCTGCTGTTGTAGGCATTTTTTTATGTTCATTTTCAATTCAGCTGACGCTGACCAATTTTCAGCTAACTCAATTGCTTCATCAAATCTTAAACGCGGTATTTCTTCATAACTCGCTACTTCAAAATAGTTTTTAATTGATTTCCAATTTTCAGCAATGGCAATTTTGTAAAAAGGCTTATATGCATCTGATTTCTTTCCACCTACTGCTTCCATGGCATTACGTCTAACAATATCCGATAGCCTTTTCTTTTGAACTCTGGTCAAATCAATTTCATTTTTTAGATCAGTTACATCTACTTGCAATTGCTCTAATTTTTCTTCATGCTCCAGCAATGCTTTTAATTGGACCTTTGTAGAAGTTAGCTGTGTAGCTTCTGCTTTAATGTGTTGTTCCATATCTTCAAATTTTTTGACATAAATAGCCGTAAACTCAATTCCTTTGGTTCCTTGCAGCTTGTTTGCAACGAGATCACATCCAATTTTTGATAAAAGATAGCAAGGTCTTGGTTCTTTTTTTGCATCAAGATATTCGTTTGGGATGAAGTAATCTGACGAGCGCAAGTTTGCGCTGGTTAAAACTGATACGTACTTTCGTATATCTCTTAACAACTCTTTATGCGCTTTTCCAATTAGTTCAGCAACTTCACGACTATCTAGTGTTCTTTCTAATTCCATTGACTAAACTCCTTTCTTATTTGTATTCTTTTTGATTGCATCTTCCCATTTCTTTACCGCATCGATTAGTTCAGGAAATGCATCTTTATTACTTTCGCCACGCACTTGGGCTACCTTCCCATCTTTATACTCCATAGTGTAAAAAGGTTCTTTAAAGTTTTTTCGAATAAAAACTATAGTAGTTTTCCCTTCTGCATGTTTCTGAATATAACCACTTCCACCCACACAATGATGCAACGTTTTTCCTTCTTGGACCAGTTCCTCTGCGGTAGCTGGTAATAGAAACTTAAACGTACCGATTTCCATTTCCATTGACTTTTCAAGTCTCTTTCTACTTTCGAATTCTTGTCTTTCGATGTCATGCTTGACAGCATTGAATGCATCAACAGCTCTATCATGCGAAAGTATGAGATTTGACGGAAACTTAATTTTGTCTTTGTCGCTAACTTTCAAGGAATCTAATATCCCTATATAATCCATGTAGTAACTAAATGCACATCTTTGCTTAATTAAATAATTTTGTAATTTGAGTAGCCCTATGAAATCTGGAACCTCGCGAACGCTTGAATAATTCATATATTTCTCAATCCCTGGCACGAATCGAATACCTTTAGATTCAATCGCTTGCTTTAAGAGATAGTCGGAAAATGTTCTATTTGAATTTCTAAAGAATGCTTTATTTCGCTTTAAAAAATTCATAGTAACGACGCGCATATCTAATTCACTTGGCCAGGTTATATGTTTTGCTAATCGATCAGCTCCGATTTTTTGACAAAATTCAATTCTTTCACGATACTTGTAAATTCTTGGCAAATCATCAATAGCAATGTCATCTAGATTTAAATATCGAAGTTCTGATTTTTTGAGTTTTTTTCTTACATTCTCTTCTTCGAAAAAATCTGGTAAATAATAATTAAACATTCCATTCAATTGCTTTAGGCCAAATTTATACTCATTTTCGTGAAGAGTACCTCCAACTTTTACGTGCTGATCATTCGTGAGAATTTCCATGTTCTCGAGTTTTTTTGAAAACACTTGGATTCCATTCACGAATTCTGAATAAACTGCATACGTTTGTATTTCAATTTTTTTTGAGTTACAAAGAATAATTTGAAAGTGCCTTGTTGTATCGTAAAAAGTTAATTTTGATGCTTTCGTCAATCTTTTTTCTATGCAATACGTATGTTTTCTTTTTGATGCAACAATGGTTTTCACCTTATTTTTCCACACATACGTTGGCATTAAAGAAAAACACCATTCCCAAAATCTTTTAGGTGGTACTAATCGTTTTTCGACATAGTAATTTGCATCCATCATAAGAAATCAAGCAAACTTAATTGCTCTCCTTGATCAACTTTTTTCCTAGTTTTTGTTACAGTTGAACCTTCATTTTTGCTCCGAACTTCCTGTATTTCTTTGTCTAAGTCTTTTTTACGATTTTTCGTTTTTACTTTTTTTGCTGGTTCGGTTGTGAAGTATTCATGAACCCATTTGTAAACTTCGCCATCATCAACAATTGCAACTCCTTGAACAGCTAGCGCTCTTGCTTTATCAGAGCAAAATTCAATTGCTTTTCGAATACTCTTTCCATCTTTTAAAATCCCTGAAAGGAGTTGATCATCATTTTGGTCACATAGCCAATTGTGTATTTTATCTTCACTGTCGCTATGCTCTTCAGTCATTTCGATTAACATTTTTTCAAGCGCACGCTCTTTTGTGGCATTCATCTACTCACCTCCGAGAATTTTTAAAATTGATACCCACGTCAATCCCAGAAAGATAAAAACAAGAAAAACAATCGAAATGCTAAATGTTACAACATAAGTTAACAAGCCAATTAAAATTGCATTTAAAATTAAGCTCAAGTATGCGATTAACTGTAATTGTCTTATGCGTCCTTTAGCGTTACCTGCCAAAGCTGCTAAGCCTGATTTCATTCATTTCACCTACTCACTTCAATTTTTTGATAATTACTCCTTTTTAAAGATAAATCTTTCAAAAACTCATCAAATATTTCAGGTTTTATCCAAATTTCATTTTTTGTAGGAGCGATATAGCCACCTTCATACTTCGGATTTTCTTTAAATAATTTCATTCTTCTTTGATAAGTTGACTCAGAGTATTTATATTTTTTCTTGAAATCTTTTTTATTTAGATGTCCCTCCATACGATCCCCCTCCTACTCTACAAGTCATACATAGCAACGATTGAATCAATGATTTTATTTGCTTCTGACGAAGTATTTTTACCATTAATGATTAGTGAGAGTTGACTTTTGCTGATATTGAATCTATTAGCCAACATCGTATAAGTTAGAAAATTTGAATTTTCAACATAAGCCTTAATTTTATCTCTATCTTTTTGTGTAATTTCTGCGATATCTGCCATTTGTTTACTCCTTTCATATTTTTATAAACAAGTTCAACAACAATTATCTAAAATTAATTGACTTAAATAGAGTTTTATTCTATACTAAGTGCAAAGTTAAATAAGACATTCAAACAATTGATTTTAAAGCTTTCTTGGCGGTTGGCGTTTAATCATCAATAGTGTTTTTTGTTGTCCGTTTAGTTGTTGAACTTGTTTACAAGAATTAGTATAGAGCATAAACTCTAAATAGTCAATAATTAAATAGAGTTTTATTCTAAATTATTTCTTGTCAATCCAGAAAGGTTGACTTATCAATGAATCCATATGAAAAAATTAAGGAATTAACAAAGTTGCAAGGAATATCAGTTAGAGAACTGGAAATGAGATTAGGCTATTCGAACGGTTATTTCAGTAAATGGAAAAAAGTATCTCCTAACTCAGAAGGATTATCTAAGGTTGCAGATTACTTTGGGGTATCAATTGATTACCTATTGGGCCGCGACAAAAATACTTCTCTAGCTGAAAAACATGGTATGTTTGCGTTTGACGGTGAACCTGTGACAGATGAAGAAGTGGAATTTTTGAAGTCTGTCCTTGCTGCTAAACGTGCTTCTGAAAAAAAGTAAAGTGATGTGATGAGTACATGAGTGGCGTTAATCATCATTTATTAAAATTAGTAAATGATATGGGTTTAGATCTAGTCTTTGTTGACATTGATCGAAGTGGTATTTATTATGCTCGAGAAAAAATAATTTTTTTGAGTACAAAATTACTTGATGAAAATTCCGATTTTGAGATATCTCACGAGTTAGGCCATTGCATTAAAAAGCACGAAGAATTATCAGCTTATTATTATGCAACGAATTCAGCTAGAAATAAATTAGAATTTGAAGCAAATAAAATTGCCATAGAAATACTTATTTTTATCTGGTCTAATGAATATGATCTCGATAAGGATCAGCTGAATGCCGTGAAATTTATGGAGTATTATAAGATACCTTGGAATTTAGAAGGCTTTGTGCGGGAGTCTATGCAGAATTATGGGTAAAAAAACACGCTCTCAACTTTGGACGGTCAGAGCGTGAAAAGCAATAAACAATAGGCTTATTTGCTATGCCTATTATATCAAAAAATAGGAGGTTACACCATGTGGATTGAAGAAACAGCCAATGGGAAGTATAAATTTAGCGAACGCTATAAAGATCCTTACACCGATAAATTAAAAAAAGTGTCAATAGTCATGGAAAACAAAACTAGACAAACGCAAAAAGACGCTTTATACATTCTTAATAACAAAATCCAAAATAAAACGAATAACAAAGAATTAATTTCTAAACGAATGACTTTTAAGGAACTTTTTGATGAATGGTATCCAATTTATATGATGCAGGTTGCAGAAGGAACTTACTTACCAACTAAAAATATTTTTACAAAGCTAATTGCAGACTTAGGAAGTAATACTTTAATTTCCAAAGTAGATAGCAATCTGATTGTAAATACTCTTGAATCTTATATTTATTCGCAAAAACTATCGAACAAATATGTAAGTATTATCAAATCAAAACTTAATCTCATTTTTAGTTATGCTTTAAATAAAAAATATATCGATTCAAATCCTATTGACAAAATCAAAATAAATTACAAACGAGAATTTTCTACTCAAAAAACAAAAGACAAGTATTTAGAAGATGCAGAATACACGAGTCTGATTGAGTTCACAGAAAGTATAAATCATAAATATGCACTTTTATTTCAATGGATGTACCTTACAGGCTTGAGACCAGGTGAAGCACTAGCGTTGTATAAAGATGATATACATCTGACGTCAGAAAGAAATTACGTTACTGTAGAGGGAACCTTGCTTTATCGTGAAAGATCAATAAAAGAAGTGAAAAAATCGAACAGAACTAAGACCGCTGCAGGCATGAGAGAAGTTGATCTACCTCAAAAGGCAGTTGATATTTATAATGAATTAGTATTATTAAATCCCGATGGTATCTTTCTTTTCCAAACATCCAAGGGAACGCCTTTCCAGTTAACTGCCATCAATTCTTTTTTGAGAGTTCACAAGGAAGAAATGGGTTTTGAAAAAGATAAGACATTGAGTAGTCATATTTTTAGGCATACTCACATATCGAAACTAGCCGAAATAGGAACTCCCATGTATGTGATTCAGGAACGAGTAGGCCATGAGGATAGTAAGATCACGCAACAAATTTACTTACACGTGACAAAAAAAACCAGAGAAAAATTACAATCAAATTTAGATTTATTGTAA